CGACCCGTTTGGTTGGCCACAGGCTGATGCTGACCGGCACGATGCCGCACGCGGCGATGATGGCCTGCCGGTCCCCGTCGTCGGCGAGCTTCTCGATGTCGGCGAGCGTCAGCATCCGCGACCCGGGTCGCAGGTTCAGGTCGGGTCCGGCGGCGGCGGCGAGCGCCTCGACGACGGACGCCTCGTTGTCGGTGGCGGTCACGGCATAACCAGCCAAAGCCAAGCGCGCGCCAGCAGCGACGGCCGGCGGTGACGGCCGCGACCCCGCCGCAGCTTGGCCGGCCGGCCGGGCGCCGAATGCCGGGGGCCCGGGATCGCGTACCGCAAGACCACCGTCTCGGTGATGTCCTCGACGGGCGGTGCCGGCGAGATCGGGCTGAAGATGCCGACACCCGTGTCGTGCCACGTGACGGCTGGGAACTCCCCGGTCGCGTCGGGTCGGCGGAACGCGGGCGGCAGGATCGTGAACGGGGCCAGGTTGGCGGTGTGCTCGCCGTGGCGTGGGATCTCGATCTCGCCGGTGTCGAAGTCATCGGCGTACGTGGTGCTCATGTCTATGTGGCCTTCCGGGGTGTCGCGGTTTCGGGTGGTTCTAGGTGGCCCGGGACGTCGGGTGCGAGTCCGGCGTCCCGGGCCGGCCGGGCGTGCGGGGGGCTTCAGGCCCGGCGGTTCGGGATCGGCGACCAGGGAGGTATCGCCGAGCGCCGAAGTCAGTCGGGTCGTTGGCGTACGCGTCCGGCTGGCGCGCCGGGAGCCACGCCGGTGATGGTCTCCGGCGGCTCGAACGCCACGGGTTCATCAAGCTCGCGGCCGGACGCGTCCGGGTCCTCGGGGATCTCCTGCGGCGCGGCCATGGTCACCCGCAGGTTGCCGTCGTACCGGTCTACCTCCGGCTGCAGGTAGTACGGATCCCTGTACACGACCAGCACTCGCTCGCGGCCGCGCTCGATGTACGGCTCGGCATACAGGACCTTGGAGACGTACCACTGGCAAATCCAGTCGCCGCGTCTCAGGTCCCGCGCCTGTTTCTCTTCCCGCTCGACCACGGCTATCGTCTCCATCAGGTCGACCCCTTTCTGTCCTTTCGGCGTGCTGGGTGGGGTTGTCCGCGGCTCGCCCCGAGACACCGGGGCGGGCCGCTTTTACGTCGGTGATGCCGTCACGTTTGCGCCTGCGGGGGACGGCGTGGGGTCCGTCCCGTCGCTTTCGCGCGCCGGGGGCGGGCCGGCGGCAGGGCCCGGCGGCAGGCCCCTCGACCCGGGGTTCCGGACCCGGGCGGCTTGGGGGAAGTTGGGGCGGGCGTACTCGCCCCACGCTTCGATCGCCGCGGCGTCATACGCTCGGGCGGCGTCCTCGGCCGTGGCGAACAAGCCGAGGTGAATGTTGCGGTTGGCCAGTTTGATGCTTGCCCTCCAGCGACCGGACGGCGTTCGCGCTACGCCCCGGTAGCCCGACCTGGCAAGGACGGGGATGCTGTTGGCCTGGTTCTGCGCGTCATTGCACGGCCGCAGGTTGGCGCGCCGGTTGTCGAGACCGTCGCCGTTGACGTGGTCGATGTCGTGGGGCGGGTCGCCCGTGATGAATCGGTGCAGCCTCTGGTGTCGGGTTTGCGATAGGTCGCGAACTGCGTATAGGCGTCGACCGTTCCGGTCGAGCCGCCACGGGCCAGCGGCGAGGACGGCTGGGAAGTCGTCGTCGTCCACCAGGGCGATGTGCCCGCTGGGCAGTCTCAGCTCAGTCATGGTCGCCTCCCACCGACCTGGGCGTCAGCGTCTGCACCCGGGCGTCCGGACCCGGGCGGTCTTCGAAGCCCGCGGGCACGGCGCTGCCGACCGGCGGGTGGCGTAGCCCGGCGAGGTCGGCGAGGCCGCGCAGCATCTCCCGGGCGTCCGAGCGGAGCTTCGCCAGCTCCACGTCGACCAGCGGCTCACCCGGGTACGCCTCGATGTCCGAGGCGGAGGCGGGGTCGTAGTCGCGGCCGAGGAGGTGAATCAGTCGCAGGGCGTGGTATTCGCTGTGGCGGATGATCTCGCCGAGGCGGGGCAGCGCGGCGGGGTGGTTCATCGGTGCCTCGCTCGGTATGCGGCGTGCATCCGGCTGACACGCTCAGGCCGGCGTTCGGCGAGGACCCACAGTGGGACGTCGAACAGTCGCGCGACGCGCCCGGTCGCCATCGGTGACGTATGCGGATGGCTCATGGCGCACCGTCCGCAACCACGCCCGGGGTGACCCACAGCCACGCGCGCTCATCCCACACGCGCCCGGACGGGGTTGTGGTCACCAGGTCGGCCTTGACCCGTCTGGGCGTCAGACGCCACGGTCCGGCGCCCACGCGTTCCTCGGCGAGCTGTGCGAAGCAGGTCGGGCAGACGATGCCGTCGTGTTCCTCGTCGCCGTTGATCGACCCGCCACGCATGACGGCGTTCCATAGCGGCGACGGCGCAACCCACGCGATGTTCGGTCCGTCGCAGCGGTGGCAGTACGACTCGGGATGGCCGTTGCCGCGGCCGGGGCCGGTCGGCTGCGGATGGGTGGGTCCGGTCGGCTTCGGTCCGGGTCCGCCGGGGCTGGTCATGCCGCCGCCGTTCCGGCCAGCCACGCGTCAAGCTCGATGCCGAGCTGCTGCGCCGCCTCCGATGGTGACTTCGAGTCCGGCGCGAGCACCCGCAGGGCGAGCAACCGGTCGTAGTGCGCGACCTTCTCGCTGTAGGTGGCCTGCGCCTTGATCGCCTCGCCGCGCTTCTCGAACAGTTGGTCCCAGGTCCACAACTCGATCAGCTCGCGCTGGTATGTGACCACGCCGTCATCCGCGACGACCTTGCGCGCCTGCACCGCAGGCACCGAGAGGATCCGGCCGTCGTACGCCACAGCGACGCGCTGGCGGTCCTGGTACCGCTTGATCTCGCGGCCCAGGCCCTCACGACGGCAGGACGCCTCGACCTCGCTGGCCCACGGCCGATGCGCCTGGATCGCGTCGTTCAGCAGCTTGTCGGCCAGGTTCAGCCGGTCGGTCGTGTCACGGGTAGCGGCGACGACCTCGGCGAGCAGCTCGTCGAACTCCTCGCGCTCCTCGGGCGACCATGCCGCCCGGTCGATGATGCTCACTGAACCCTCCGGAGCGATCGGACGTTGCCGTTGCGCTCGGCGAGCACGCGGCGGTGAAGATCGGCGTAGCCCTCGGCGAGCAGCCGCAGGGTCTCAATGTCCTGGTTGTCGGCGTGCTGCGCGGCGGTGCCCGCGTCGGCCCAGAGCAGGAACTTGTGCGGCCCCCGGATCTGGTCGTAGAAGGTCTTGCGCCAGGCGCGCTCTTCGGCGCCGGGGTCCGGCACGTACTTGTCGAGCGCGGCGGCTACCGTGGAGACCGGATCGGCGCTGCCGGGAGTCTCTGTGGTGGGACGGGTGGCGGCGTACGTCTTGCCGTCCGCGCCGGTGACCGCCTCCGGCAGGTGGTCAGAATTGACCACCTCGGCGAGGTCGTTCGCGACTGTCGCCTTGCTGACGCCGAGGGTCGTGCCGATAGCGCGCTGGCTCATCCCGGCGAGCCGCAGCTCGGCGACCGCCTCACGCCGCTCCGGGGCGGACAGGCGCACCCGCGACTCGCTGAACTCGCCGTCGACGTACGTCTCCCACGAGTCGTAGCCGAGCGCCTGCCAGTCGCGGTCGCGGTAGGCGTCGGCGATGTCCCGCCGCGTCGCGATGTACGAGTGCATGCCGAGACGGATCCGCTCAGCGCGGATGCGCGCGTTCGAGGTCGTGGCGATGTCGGTCATGCCGCACCCGTCTCGACCGGCTCGTCGGAGAGGAACTTCTGCACGGGAACTCCGAGCGCGTCGGCGATCTTCTCCAACTCGCTGAGCTTGAGTTCCACCTTCTCTTCGCTGACCACCTCGCCGAGTCGGCGCGTGACGTACGGCTGCCCAACACCGAGGCGTCGGGCCAGCTCGCGGAAGGAGACGTCTTGCGACTTGAGCTCCTCGCGGACGTTCGCTGATACGCTTTCGTTGAGTGGCACGAGAAGAGAATGAACCGCTCATCAGTTCATGTCAAGGCTCAGCCAAAGATTGACGGCCTGTGGCTGATGTCCTCACGCAGGGGTTGACACTGATTCGCTATGCGGGTCATAGTGTCGGCATGAGTACCGAGACGATGCCGGCTACGCGGGGGTCGCTTAGCCAGCGCGTCGGCATGGAAATCAAGGTCACGATGGTGCGGGCAGGTGTCAGCGGACGTCAGCTGGCACGCCGCCTGGGCGTTTCACAGACATGGATCTCGACACGGCTGAACGGGACCACACCGCTCGATCTCGACGACATGGAGCGCATCGCCGCCGCCCTCGACGTATCGGTCCTTCAGCTGATGCCGGCCAACCCTTCGGTCAGCCGTGACCTCAACCGAGCTTTAGCGCGCAGCCGTAAGGACGACCCGAAGCCCGTCCGGCACATCGCACCTCGCCGGTTCAGCCCACCGCGGCGTGACCCCAACGGGCCGCCATCGGCCACACCGCTGAGCAGCCGGCGGCCGCGCGACACCAGGCCGGTCAAGCGGCCGATGGCCGTAGCATCCTGATACCCGCGACCATCTGAGGGAGACGCAGCATGACCGATCAGGAGCCCTTCGACATCGACCCTCGGGCACGTAGCTACTACGACCGGATGACACTGGAGGACGCCGTGCAGATCGCGCGGGAGAAGGTCGACGAATGGGACTACGACGCCGACCCGCACGGCTACTGCCATGAGCGGCCCATGCTCATCGCGTTGATCCTCGGTGTGGAGATCTTGATCGGACGGCGGTAGCTGAGACCACGACCGGAACCTGACAAAACAAAAGACGGCCCCCGGCGGCGCGTGAACGCCAACCGGAGGCCTCGAGAGAATGGAATCTTCCAAGTGACCGATCAAGCTGCCCTGCGGCAACGCCTGCTCGGCAAGGTCGAGGTGCAGCCATCGTCAGGTTGTTGGCTCTTCACTGGCCAACTCGACCGCTTCGGCTATGGACATATCGACACCGAAGATGTGTCGAAGCGGTTGCGCAAGGGGAGAAGAACCCAACAAGCCCACCGCGTCGCCTACGAGCTGCTCGTCGGACCCATCGGCGACAAGTTGGTGATCGACCACACCTGTCACAACGAGGACTCCGACTGCACGGGCGGCAAAGAGTGCCAGCATCGGCGGTGCTGCAATCCTGAGCACCTTGCTCCGACGACCCACCGACAGAACATCCTCCAAGGCAGGGGCATCGCAGCTCAACATGCCGCCGCGTCCCATTGCATTCGCGGCCACGAGTTCACGCCGGAGAACACCTACCGGCGGCCGAGCAACGGCGGGCGGCAGTGCCGTGCATGCCGCCGCCTCTACAAGAGCCTGACCAAGACCGCTTAGCAGAAGCGGCGCGGGGCTGGTCTCAACCACCGAACCCCGCGCCTTGGATCGCCTGACTAGGAGGCAACCCCATGAAAACCATATCCACCGCAGCCGACGCGAAACGCTCCCTCAAAGAGGTCGAGCTGATAGCGGCACACATCATGATCCGCCCCGCCGACCGGAAACGCTCATGGGCGGTCGAGCGGATCCGGGTCATCGCCGACGACGGCTACCTCGACGACGCCGCCGCGCGCCGGCAGATCCGCAATGTGCTCGCCGGCCTGGACCTGGCCGAGCAGCGCCGGCGGGCCGACCGATGAGCGCCGCCAGCACGGAACCCGAGGTCGTCTACCTCGCCACGCTCCAATTCGCCAACGGCGGGTTATTCGACTTCGAACCCACCGATCTGCTTTCCCACGCGATACGTGGCACACGTCGCGGCACGCCTGGGCCGACACTGTGCGGCATCGACCGATTCGGCGAGGACGCCCCCGGCTGGTCGGTTGGTGGCGGTGTTAGCCGACCCGGGCTGACCTTCACTGCTTGCCCCGGCTGCGTGGAGGTCGCCAAGCGCGACTTTCCGGGGATTCCGGTAGCGGGCATGGCGTCGATGTCCGGGCCGCTAGCTGAGGCGATCGGTGTCAGGGCGTACGGGCACAGCATGGATGCTCTGCGCGCCGAGACTCCAGCCGCCGAGTGGCGGCCGTGATGACCGGCCACCTCGCCGCGTACCGGCGGCACCTACGCGACCTCGGCCGCGCCGACTCCACCGTCGAGGGCTACCTCGAGCTGCTCACCCGCATGGACCGGGAACTACCGCAGGGCCTGACATCCGCCTGCGAAGACGAACTCCGGGAGTGGATCAACACCGACGGGCACGGCCGGGCGACCCGCAACTGGTACCGCACCGTCGTCTGCGGATTCTTCGCCTGGTGCTGCGACCCGGACGAGCCGCGCCTGGACTTCAATCCGGCGCGGCGGCTGCCCCGGTTGAGCATGCCGGACCGGGCCACCCAGCGGGTCCCCACCGGCCAGGTCCAGGCGGTGCTCGCCGACGCCGCTCAGCCTTATTTGGTGTGGTTTCTGCTGGCCTCGCATGCCGGGTTGCGCTGCATCGAGATCGCCCAGCTCGACCGCGGTGACATCACCGCCGACGAGTTATGGGTGCAGGGCAAGGGCGGCAAGGCCCGGATCGTGCCCACCCACCAGCGGGTATGGGCGGCCGTCCGGGACCTGCCGCCCGGGCTGATCGCCGGCGGCCTGACCCGGCAGCAGATCTCGCATCGGGGCAACCGGCAGTTACAGAAGGTGCTGGGGCAACCGGAGTTGAGCATGCACAAGCTGCGCCGCTGGTTCGGGACCGCCGCGTACGAGGCGTCCGGCGAGGACATGCGGGTGGTGCAGGAGCTGCTCGGTCACGCGTCGGTCGCCACGACGCAGCGGTACGTGGCGACCAGGACGACGCGTAAGCGCACTGCGGTGGCTGGTCTGCCGGCGGTGGCGTGATGTCAGTAGAGCTGGTTGGGGCGGCGGCGGCGCAGCATCGACCTGGACACCTCCTGCACGTCCGGCTGCAGCGTCGGCAGGTCCGGCGCCGCCCGTTCGATGCGGGGCTTGCGGTGCGGGTCGAGATGCTCATCCCGGGCGTAGAGCAGCACCTCGGCGTAACCGGCCTTGAGGATCTCGGCTGCCTGGCGCCAGTTGCCCATGACGAAGCTTTCAACGTCGTAGTGCCTCGCAGCGGCGTGCTCGTAGCACCGGTCGGCGTACATGAACATGTGTGCGACGGGCGGCACGAAGACGATGGCCCTGGTCATGTCGGGTTGGGTCCCTTCTTGGATGGTGATCAGAAGTGGCCGCGAGACCGTCGAGTTAACCCGCCTGTAACCGTCCTGTGAACCCACTGTTAAGAGCCTTGGTTGAAGGCCGCCGGGTCCAGTTCATTCACCTGATCGCCAGATCGACATCACCCGACTAGGCCAGATCAACGACACACAGTTGCTAGATCACCACTGCTCGCTCACACTGCGGGCGAGCGTCCGACCCCCACCCATCCACACAGGAAGGCACCACCATGACCTACGACGACCCCCGGACGCCCAACCCGTCCGACCAGCCCTCGTTCCACTGGCCGCCGATGCCGGCCTCACCGCCGCCACCCCAGCCGCCCGAGCAGCCCGCGCCGAAGAAGAAGCGCACCGCTCGCAATGTGGCGCTCGCCGTCACTGGTGCGGTCGTGCTCGCCGTCTGCGGCATCTCCACCGTCGGCGCCCTCGTCGGCGGCACGCCCAAGACCACCGGTGCGATCAGCTCGGACACCACCCGCGACCCGACACCCGAGGCGACCACCGCGGTCCCCACGCCCACCGGCGAGTTGGGAGTGGCCACCCCCGAGCCGGTGCAGGCGGCCGAACTCACCAAGGCCGACATCGACCTGACGGTGAAGATCACGCGGCAGAAATGCTTCGGCTCGTACGGTTGCAACGTCACGTACACGGTCGAAGCGGCATGGCCGGAATACCTGGTCGCTGACGGCGACACCTACCTGGTGACCTACGAAGTGTGGCCCGTCAAGGACGGGCCGGCGGTCAACAACCTGACGATCGTGGACGCCAGCCACTACGAGTCGGAAAACTCGGAGCTTGCGCAGACGACCAAGCGCGTGAAGTCGCTCAAGGTGAAGATCACCGACGTGGAGAAGATCGGGAGTTAGATGGTCAAGCATGAGGTGGTCGGCAGGGAGATCACGCAGAGCGGCGTAATCGTCTTCTGTCGCTGCGGCGCGGCGTTCTATGTCAGGCACGAGGACGCCCGAGCGCCGATGATCGAGGCCGACCAGCGCTGGAAGCAGCACGCCGGGATCTAGAGCCGAGAGAGCGCTCTCATAAGTTGACCAAGAAAGGGACCCCGGTTTCCCGGGGTCCTGATCTTTCAGGCCTTGTCGACTGTGTACCAGGTGCTCGATCCTCGCTGCTCTTCGGCTTTCATCTGGTCGGCGATCTTGCGGGCTGCCTCTGCGGTGGTCTTGTGGATCACTGTCTCTGTGCTGTTGTCGATTCCGTCGTGCCGGGTGACGTTGTACTTGCCGGTCATTTCGTTCTCCCTGTTCCCTCTTTGTTCTTGTACCTATAGCTTAGCACGGGTGCTTGCAGATATGCAACCCGTTAGGCCAGGTGAATGTGCCTTCTCTCTCAGATGACGCATAACATCATGCTTGCGCATCTGCAAGGTAGGCGGCTACGGTGGAAGCATGACCGACAGAGACCCGAAGATCCCCGACCTGGTGTCCAAGGCACAAGCCGCCGAGATCCTGGGCGTCAGCCATCAGGCCGTTCAGCAGATGGTCGCCAAGGGCCGGCTGAAGGGTGCACAGGTGGGCACGACCTGGGTGTTCCGCCGGGCTGCCGTCGAGAGACTGCGGAAGTCCTAGGTCGCCTTGCGCGTCCACCCGACGAACCTCTGCCACAGCTCGCCGGCCGGCGCGTCCGGCATGTCCCGCATGGCCTCCTCAAGCCACGACCAGGCCGCGATCCGCAGCGACGTGTCCGCCTCCGCGGCCATCCGCTCCCGCGCCGGCTCACACGGCCACGGCTCCCCGCAGGCGGCGCAGTCCCACGACGGGCGCAGCGGCAGGTGCGCGTTCACGGCTCGCGTGCTGCGCTTTCGCGTTCCCGTCGGGCGGTCTCAAGGGCCTTGCCGAGGTAATCGCGCAGCTGCTCAGCGTTCTCGATGCTGAGCATGGTGCGGACGTAGACGCTGTCGTCGTCGTTGGAGATGATGAACCGGATCTTGTCGTGCCAGGTGGTCGCGACATCGATGGTGAGGTCTTCGTCGCCGGTCCCGGCGCCTTCGTCTGCGTGCAGCGCATCCGCGTTGATGGCTCGGATCTCGTCTCGGCCGATGCCGATGCTGCTCCAAATACTCATTCCAACATCATTCTGCCTGGTGATGCGCCGGACCGCCCGGTCGTAGTCGGCGCGCTGCCGGGCCTGGGCCTCGGCGATCGCCTGCCGTCGGGCTCGTCGCCGGGTCCAGGGGAACAGGTGCATCGGGCCTCCCGCCGCGAGTCGGTTGGGGAGGCGACGGGGTCAAGCTCGCGGCCAGTCACCCGCCGCCTCCACCACGCGACGTTACGCCGTGACAACCCGACGTTCTAGACCTGTCGTAGGGTTTCCGCCACGCCAAGATCACGCACTATCTATCTTGATGGGTATGGCAGAGGCGGAGCCGATGGGGCCGGACGAGATCCGGAAACGCCTCGGCGTGTCCTGCCAGCGCGCCTACATCATCATCGGCCGCAAGGACTTCCCGGACCCGTGGCGCGTGCTCAGCATCGGCCGGGTGTGGCGCTCTACCGACGTCGAAGAGTGGATCAAACGGCACCGGCCGGAGATCGCCGAGCCGTAGATATATACTCAGATGATGAGTAAGGAACGGGTCCGTAATCTATACGGCTCCGCCGACGGCACATGGCTCTTCGTGGAGTCCCCGCTCGATGTGGTCCCGCCCGCTGCGATCAACATTGGCGCCCCCGGTACGAGCCCGCATCCGGGCGCTATCCGAGAGCTTCGGTATCTCGGCCCACCGCATGATGTCTTCACCACCCTCTGCGCTGACGTGGAAGCGATGCCGGTGGTTGGCCTACGCGGGCGCACCGGCAAGGTACCGGTGCAGCAGGCCTTGGGCGACATGTTCGGAGTAAGCCAGCAGTCCGTCTCGCGCTATATCGAGGGCACGTCCGAGCCGGACCTGTCGGATGACCAGTGGCGGGAACTCGTACGCGCCAGCTACGACCCGGGCCGGGTCGTCTCGGTGGTACACCACGTTGTCATTCGGCGCGCGAACCAGAACGACGAGAGCGGCCCCCACCCCGAAAGGTGAGGGCCGCTCTATGCAACACCCCAGGCACGTTCGCCAACCGAGAACGATCCTACGCGATATCCCGCTTGGCCGGGGTCGGCTCGGTCGGCACCTCACCGTCGCGGCCGCCGTCACCACCATCGCCCGCACCGTCGCCTTGGCTCGCCGGTGGCGGCGAGACTGCTCGCGCCTGCATGTTTGGCACTCGCGAGTACCACGTTTGATCCAGACCGTGTTATCCGTGTCGAATCGGTGGCCGTTCACGCAATGGGTCTTGGCCGCATTGATCACGCTCATGGCTCTGCCCCTGAGCGTGTTCTCCCGCTGCGTGACCGGCTCTAGATGATCGGGGTTGCAGCAGGCACGATTCCGGCACAGGTGATCAATCGTTAAATCCGCTGGCAAAACACCGACGAGCCGCTCATAGCACCAGCGATGCGCTTGATGCATGCGGCCGTCTCTGAACGTTCCGTAGCCTTGCTTGAGTCGGCCCAGCCAGATCCAGCAGTCACCATCAGCGTCGACGTTCAGCCAGAACCGCCGGTCGGCACCTTCCATATATCCGGGCCGCTTCGTGAAGTGGGGATCTCCATATAGCCGCCACCGGCGGTAGTGCATCGGGCAGAAACCGCGTGCCTCGTGTATCCGCTGGCAACCAGCGATTGCGCATGTACGATCGCCCATACGGGCACCTCCTAGATAGGTCGTCCGTCAGACCCCGGGGCGTTCTCGCGCCGCCGGGGTCGCCTTTCATTCTCTCATGTCGTTGTGATGTTTGGCCTGTTCACGACGCCTGAACCGCCGCCACAGGTGGTATGGCAACCAGAGCAAAAGCGCGCCGACCAGCGCGTACAGGACCTCTTCCGGCACGTAACGCACCAAGTAGTCGGTTAGGGGCACAGTGTCCGGGCTGCTGTCAACGGACGCCCAGACTTCCGCGCCGATGAAGACCGCGATCAGGCCGAGGAACGCGAACGGCCAGACGCGCTTGATCACGGCTTGACGACACCGCCGACCTTGTAGGCCGGCTTGTTAGGTACGCGCCAGGTCGCCCAACCGACCACCGCCGCGGCTACGACGAACGCGCCGATCGCCTTGCTGACCTGGTCCCGGTTCGGAGCACCGGCCTCGAAGAGCACACCGAAGCCGGCGCCGATGCCGGCGCCGAGCCCGGCGATGACTGCTTTCCGTACGCGAGCGAGCATGACGATCACTCCGATCTTGGAATGCAAGGAAGCCGGCCTAAAGTTGAATGCCGGGTCGATCTGTTCAAGTTTTCACGGCGCGATGACCATCTTCGCTTGGATCGCGGCGAAGCCGGCCACCGCGAGCCGGCGCACCTTCCGCCCGTACCGCCAGCGCACATGCCACGGCAGCGCCACCGTCCCGGCCTTGAGCATCTTCAGCAAAAGGTCGTGAGTGCTCGAATGGGCATTTGAGCAGATCGTGACCCGGTTCGCTTTCACGTCCGGGCCCCCGGCGCCCAGAGGCCACACGTGATGCACCTCGAGCGGCACGTCGTCGCGGTGAACGTGGCACCAACAGTCGCGGCCCATCATCTCGAGCCGTCCCGTCTGGTCGGTGGTGGCACGTCAGATGCGTCTGCGCTTCCGCTGTAGCCTCCACGCTTCGACGGCTTGGTGTCGCCGCGTCTCTCATGGCGCCGGTCCAGAACCTGCACCCTGACCAGCATCCACAGCCGCCACCCCAGCACCACCGGCACGAATGCGAACACCCCAGTCCGCAACCACGCGAACCACGCCACGTTGGCGCTGCCCGGCACGAAGACCCGGATCACCGACAGCCATAGAACGACGGCGATGACCGTGTTGAACGCCATCAGGTGCCGGCCCGCCTCGCTCGCCCACCACCGGGCCACGAACAGGTACAGCACCACGAACCCGGTGGCGAGCAGCGCGGACAGCAGCAGCAGCACGTTCCCGACGTGCCGGATCATGAGCCCCCCAACGCGTGCCGCATCAAATCGGCGAACCGGTTCGCGCGGCGCATTTGCTGCATCCGGTGGGTCACCTCGTCGACCTTGCCGTTGTCTCGCTTCGTCGCCGCGAGGTCCCGCTGCGCCTGCATCAGCCGCCGCCGGGCCTCCTCCACCTCCGGGTCCGGATGCTGCTGCTTCCTACGCCACATCACCACGGCGGGCCTCCCTGACTACCGACTGCAGTGACTGCAGCAGCTGCACCGTCAGGTCCGAGTTGGTCAGCAGCTTCTGTATCTGCTCGTCTCGGATGCGGACCTGTTCGTCGCGCACGTCCACAGTCTTGCGCAGGTAGGCGATGTGGTCGTCTTTCTGGGACATCTCCCGCAGGTGGCTGGCGCGGGGGATGAGCCGGTCGGTGAAGATGAGCCACACCGCTAGGAGGATGAGGCCACCCCAGCCGATGCCGGTGAGGACCTGAGGCGGGATGGCCTCCAGCATCATTCCCCCCGCGCTAGTGGCACGTTAACCGTTGACGGGCGGCGCGAGGATATCGCGCAGCTCCGCGATGGCGGCCGCCAACTGCGCGATGGCGGCGCTCTCCGCCGCCTGCCCGGCGAGCAGGTCGGTGGCCGCGGCGAGCAGGTCCGACGCCTTGGCCAGCAGTGCTACCGAGTTCTGGTACGCGCCGGTTTGCAGGGCGACGGCTACGTTCGGGCCGGAACTGCCGAGATTCGCGGACAGGATCTTGTCCCGGGCCGCGTCGCTGATGCCGTTCTGCAGGGCCACGCCCACGGTCGGGCCGGACGAGCCGAGCTTGGCGGACAGCAGACCGGTCACAATCTCATCGACGGTGGGCATGTCTTCCTCCTCGTAGAAGTACTGGACCAGGTCCAGGAACGACGGCCACGGGAAAGTCGGCCCGGGATCAGTATGTGTGCCGTTGTCCTGCGGGAAGGCGTACGTGATCTCAACATGCCCGCAAAAACCCTTCACCCCGTCCGCGACCTGGCCGACGGTCAGCTTCCGGACCGGGATGCCCCACTTGCGTGCGTCCCGCGCGCACTGCCGGGCGGCCTGCCGCAGCGTGCCCTGACTGACCGGATCGGCCCAGCCGGCACTGCCCTGGTAGGCGCTGCCGCACAGCTCGTGCTGGATGCCGCGCAGGTTCCCCTGATGCCGGGCGGCATGCGCGATGTCCTCCGTGCGCACGCACTGCACCGTCGAGTCGGAGTCGTGGAAGAAGTGCGTGCTAGTGCCGTCGGTGCGGCGCTGGTCGTACGCGGCGCCGTCCTCCGCCGACGTCGGGCCTTCGCTGCCCTCGGTGGTGTGGATGACGATCAGCTGCACGCTCGTCCGGTTCGCGTTCGTCCACGACGCGGGCGGCATCCACCGCAGGTCCGGATATTCGGGGGACTGTGTCATAGGCGGCTTACCCCTTCACGGTGACGGCGACTGCGGGTCGTACAGCTCCTGGTTCACCAGGTCCGCCGTGGCCGCGTTGTAGGCGGCCAGCAGCTCCGCGTCGGTGACCAGGCCCTTGTCCACAAGCAACTTCATCAGCACGGCAAGCGCGGCGTTCGAGCAGGACAGCACGATCCGGTACTCGACGGCAAGGCTGGGCATACTCGCGCCGATCTTCTGCGCCAGCAGCTCCTCCCGTTGGCGGAGTTGATTCATGTACTGCGTGATGGTGGCGATGGTGTGGGCCTCCTCCTAAAGCGGTATCGCGAATAGGTGGCGGTCCGAGAATGTGGCGGTGCCGCCGGTCGGGGTCGTGTACTTGGCCGTGAGGGTGTTGCTGCCGGCGGTGAGCCCCGGCTGGAACTGCACCTGCCCGTACCGGGTGGCGATGGCGCCGGTGGTGTGCCGGACGTAGATACACCGCGAATCGTCGGCCGCGAGCGTGGTCGCACCGGTGATGGCGATCGCCATCTGGCCGCCGCCGAGGCCGGTGCCGTTGGAGATGGTCGCGGTGAATCCGTAGATGGCGGCCACACCGGTCGTGACGGTGACCGCCGGCCCCACCGTGGTGAGATCGCCATATGCGCCGATTGATGTGGTGGTTTGCGCGGCGGTGACAGACGCGAAGGTCGGGGTCCGCATCGCGCCGGCGTTGGCCGCGGTCGACACCCACATCTGCCCGGCCGCCGTTGCCAGGGCCGGCGCGGTGGTGAGCAGATTGTCCCGGACGCTGGCGTTCCATTGCGCCGCCGTCAACGCGGTGTTAGCAGCTGCGGTGAGCGGCGTCGTCCACGCCATAGGTGATCTCCTCGATCTGGTGGCGGCGAATGTCGGAACGGATCGAGAGGCCGACTAGGCCGGACACGAGCCGGTCGTCGACCGTGGTCAACAACTGCACCGCCACAGCGTCCGGATCGCCCGGCTCAATGCCCTTCGGCAGGATGCCGTGCATGACGTTCTCGGCGATCAGGTCCTGCAGGGTTTCGCCGGGATGCCAGTTGCGGGTCTTCTCGAGCGGCCGCATCAGCAGGATCGCCTCGATGCCGTCGGGGTCGGCCGGCCAGATCAGCTGTTCGATCGGCCAGCCACAATCCCCGCACGCTGTGAACGACTGCCCCGGCCAGACCTGCATGGCGCCCAGGCAGAACGGCGACGCGCACATGACCAACCAACGGCCCCGGTTCGCGAAGACGTAATTGCCGCGCGGCAGTGGATTAGCTAGCGAAGACACCGGACCCGAATCCCTGCGTGGTCGGCGAGGCGGTGTCGAAGCGGAACATGGTCGCTGAGTTGTTGAGGCCGTCCATGTTGAACTGGCCGTTGTTGAACCCGTTGACCAGCGGCGTCGCGGTGTCGAAGATGAACGGCTGCGCCGCCTGCAACGGCTCGACCACCTGTACGCCGATCGTCAGGGTGTGCCGCAGCCCGAGCTGTTGGATGGTGTGGGTGAGCTGCTCCACCATGAAGTCGGCGTTCAGGCCGAGCTCGTCGTTGCGGACGGTGATCCGGTCGCTGATTTGTTGCCCGAGGATCTCCGTCAATGTGGCCGAGCCGAGTACGCCCTCGATGTCGAACGTCACCGACGGCCGGGGCTGCCCATACACGCCGACGATCTTGTCGACGATGGCGTCGGCGTCGTACAGATACGCCCACGGTGCGGTGCCGGGCCACGTGTTACGGCCGAACGTGTTGACCGACGACGGGTCCTCGCTGCTGAACTTGTACGTCGCCCCCGCGGTGAGTGGGGTGGCCCGCAGTTTCAAACCCTCGTCGAGCAGCGTGCCGCCGCCGCCTGCGGTCAGGGTGATGAACAAGCTCTGGCCGGAGTCCCGGGACAGGGTGATCGTCACGGTGCCGGCGGCCACGTGGTAGTCGCGGGTGAAGGTGCCGTCCTGCAGGTAGACGATCAGCGCGCTCGGGACCTGGGCGAGGATGAACGGGTCGTCGGTGCGGACCACGATCACCCGGGTTTCGTTGGCGCCGAGACTTATCACATCGTCGGTCTTCCACACCACCTGCACGTTCTGCGGGATCCGCGGGGTCACCTCCAGGGTGGCCGAGTTCACGATCTTGTCGAGGCCATGCTTGTAGCCGAAGCTGTTCCGGATGATCTTGTGATCGCCAGGCGCGGCGCCCGCGGGGATGGTGTGCGTGTAGGTGCCCTGGCTCGTCGTCGACCGCGCAGCAGTCAACCGGTGGTGCCGGTCCCGGAAGTAGAAGATCCCGTTCGCCACGTAGGCGATCGCAGGCGGGCCTTCGGAGTGCACGAGGTCATTGATCGCGGTGGCCGCGTCGACACCCTCGGCCCACCAGTACGGGACGACCGTGGCACCCCAGTCGATGGACCGCTTGTCCAGCGGCCACCCGATCGCGGTCAGGATGATCTGTACCAGGTCGCCGGTGCGCTGCCCCTGGTAGACCGGCGTGGACAGTTGGGTGTCGCCGGGCAGGCCCCACCCGTCGGAGCACTCCGCGGTGAAGTCCTTGCCGGCCGCGTTCGGGTCGACGTCGAGGGTGTCGATCGGCCCCTGGAACACGGTGGTGATGCTCGCGTCGACCGGGTTCGTGACGTTCAGCCGCACGGGCGTGCCCGGCAGCACCTTCCCGGCGATCGGCGAACTCGTGTTCTCCGGTGAGAACTGGCGGTCGACGTTGACGAGGGCGAAGGTGAGCCGGCCGTTGGCCGCGTCCTCGGTGGCGCGGGCGTCGCCGCGGCCCCAGGTGGCCACGATGTCCGTCTCGGACTGCACGTAGGTCGCCCCGGGGACGGTGACGTCCTCGAGCGTCCCCGTGTAGACGCCGGACCGGGACCAGTCGATCGCGAGTTGGTAGCCGCGCACGGTCACGGGATCCTCCGCTTCCGCTTGGCCGAGTAATAGGCGTCGACGAACATGTCCTCCGCCTGCTGCCGCGCCGCGACCGGACCGCTGAAGTTGAAGATTAAGGTGTCACCGCCGGCGCCGGGGATGACCGTTTCGGGGCCGCGCTCGCCGAAGGAATAGGTGCGGCCGGATGCGCCGATGCCGAACACCGGCTCACCGATGACGCCGCCGCCTGCCATGGCCCAGTGGTCGTGCGCGTTGCCGCCGGCGAAGTTGTGCTGCCGGAACACCGCCCCGGAGTAGGCGTGCCGGGCGCCATTGTGGATGTTCAGGTCGTTCCATGGGGTGATGAGCTCTTTGGTCCGCGCCTTGTAGTTCGCGTTGATCCACTCGGCCAACGGCCTCGACGGTGGCCAGTCCGTGGCCCGCTTGAGCGCGTGGTAGGACACCGCGCCGGACAGGGTGCGCGCGCCCGGCCGGTAGCCGGAGATCAGGCGCATGCCGGGGAACGCGGCCCGGACCACCCGGACCATGAAGTCGAGGGACTGGCCGCCCGCACCAATCGCCGGGGTGACCTTGCTGGCCGCCTCGCTCTTGGACGGGATCCGGGTGTTGCCGACCTCGACCTCGTACGGCCACCGCCGCGACGTGTCCACGGGTGCGACCAGGCCACCGCCCGCGTAGCCCGGCAGCCGGGCCATCGTGTTCATCGCGCTCAGGAAGCCGGGCGCCTGCCGCTCGATGTTGGCCGTCGCTTCGCTTCGGAGCACGAACTCTTTACGGTGCACGATGCCAGCGGGCTCGTGCTTGCCGCCCTCGCCGGTGAAGCCGCCAGCGGAGAACCCGCCGAACCGCTTGGCCGGCCCCGAGTCCGAACCGGTGCGCAGCTTCTGTTCCATCGACTCGAGCGAGCGGCCCTCGGCCAGGGCCCGCTGGAAGACGTAGAGCGACTTCAACGCGGAGACGACTTCCCGGACCCCGTCGAGAATCAGGTCCGTGGTCTTCTTGCCGGGGATCTTCCCGTACGTGTCGATCAGTTTCTGCGTCTCGGTCTTGTTCAGGCCAAGCCGGCGCGCCTCCTCCTTCACCGCGGCGATCCGGGCCTCATGCTTCTTCGTCGCCGTCGCCGTCGCGTCCCCGGCAGCGATGTCCGCCGTGTACAGCTCGTTGGTCGAGGTCAGCAGACTCTCGAGGGCGTCCCGGTTGGCGCGGCCCGCCACGGTGTGGATGTCCAGGCTGCCCTTGTTGGACTTCACCGACGCCGACAGGGAATCCCACGACGCCTGGTAGGTCTCGTTGGCGTCAGTCTGGTTGATGGTCGCCCCGTACAGGTTGTCCATCGCCTGCTTCAGCGCGGTCGCGGCCTGGCTCGCGAACGAGGTCTTCCCGCCAAGCCCGTCTAGCGTGCCCTGTAGCGTCAACTGTGATGCGGACACCGCGTCCTGAACGACCTTCAGTTGCGCCTGCTGCGCGGCCAGCAGTTGGGTTTTCAGCGCGGCCGTCTCGGTGGCGTCCGCCTCAAGCTGCATGGCGCCGCCGACCCGGTTCGACGAGTCGGTGACCGCGTTCGCCGCGTCGACGGCCTTGCCCGAGGCGTCCACGTCGCGCAGCTTGGCGTCGGACATTCCGGCCAGCCGTAGGGTGGTCACGTCCGCGGCGGTGCCGACGCCGGTGGTCAGCCGCTGGTATGCCTCCGCCTCGGCGGAGCCCTTCTTGAACCCGTCCGCGGTGATATCCAGTTGGATCCCGACGTCCGCGAGCGCATCCGCCACGGCGCTGTTGTTCTCGATCCAGCCCCTGGCCTTGTCGATCGCGACGTCGAGCTGGTCGGTGTAGCCCTTGAGGACAGCGGTCCCGTGGATGATGCCGGTGGTGACGGTGATGAAGTTGGACACGGCCAGCGACAGGTCGTTGACGGCCGAAGCGCCCTCGTCCGCGTCGTTCGACAGCAGTGAGAACGCTTCCCCGGCGGCTGCGCCGATCCGGTCGAGGCCGGCGGAGAGGGACGCGATGACCGGGTCGGCCTTGTCGACGGCGTCCGCGACCCCACCGATCAGCTTGCGGGCGCCGGTGACCGCGCCGGTCACCAGCGGATCCACGAACCGCGACGACGCGAAGATGCGGTCGAGGTCCGGGCCGAGGGTAAGCCAGCCGGCCCGCAACTTGGCGATGCCGGCCAGCGCGGGGCCGACGAACTGGGCGGCCCGGTCATTGAGATCGGCCATCACGGTGTCGCCGAGCGCCTTAGCGGCGGCCTGCACCCGGGTGTCCTTCGACGCCAGCACCAGGCCGCCGACCACACCACCGATGCCGGCGCCGCCGACGACCGCAGCGGCCAGCGCGGCGGCCGCGGTCGGTGCGAGGGCCAGGCCGATGCCGGCGCCGGCGACCGCGAGTCCGGGACCCTCCGCGATCGCCGGGCCGAGCCGCTGCAGGAACCGGACGGCGAAGAAGCCGCCCGAGTCGTCACCCTCGTCGCCGATCTTCTTGCGGAATCTGGCGAGGTCACCGAGCGCCCGCTCCGTGCGCATGCGCAACTCGACCGTGCCGGCGTGGTCGCGCAGGCCCTCGAGTTCGCGTTGCGTCTTGTCGATCGCCGCCAACGCGTCACGCGGGTTGGCCTTCAGGTCGATCGGCGGGATGTGCAGGCTCTTCAGTTGGGCGTCGAACCGCCTCGTGAAAGCGGTGCCGAAATCCTTGCCGAGCTTGTCACCCTCGGTGTCGGCCTTGATCAGCCGGAGCCGTTCCTTGAGCTCCCGGTCGAAGTCGGTGGTGTCCGGCGCGACCTTGACGTAGGCCCGGCGCAGGATGCCGCTCACTCGTCACCGCCCGGCCCGGTCACACCGTTCTTGATGGCTGCAGGTACCAGGTGTGGCCGCGGCCGGCGGTGCTCGCCGCCCTTCTCCACGAAGGGGCCATAGAATGCGTCGTCTTCCCAGCCGACCACGTAGCCGTCCACGCCGGTGTCCAGGTCGGTAACCTTTTCGATGTCGATGTGCCGGCGCAGATTGCCGGTCCGCCGCGGCGCGAGTTGCCGGGCGTCGTCGCGGATGGCGAGCGCCAGCTTCTTCAACTCGTCCTGCACCTCGGACGAGTTCGCCAAGTCCCGTAGGTCGCGTGGATCGCTGGGCCTGTCGTCGACGCGCATGACCGCTCCCTTCTCATGCTGGGATCTCGCCGCGCATCAGCGCGGCATGGCGAAGTTGGCGCCGTTCGTCGGCGCGCGCGTCAGCACGGAACACCGGCCCCTCAAGCCAGGCGTCGAATTCCTTGACGTTGTGGCATCTACTGCGCAGGTGCACGTAGGCGATGTTGAACAGCAGCCGGGGCGAGCAGTCGTTCAGCCAGCCAAGACCGCGTCGACCGAGGTGTAGCCCTGCGAGGCCAGGATGTCCGAGGCAGACGACTTCGAATTCGTCGAAGTTGGCAGCGACCCAGGCTGCGAGGTGGGCCGCTGCTCGGTAGGGCGGCCGGACTGCGCACCGAACAGCTTGAACACCAGCGTCAACAGATCATGCAGGTCGCAACGTTTCTGCACGGCGAGACGGAAGAACCGGTCGAACTGCGACTCGTCCATCGGCTCCGTCTTGCCGTCGACCTGCCGCTCCGGTTTGGTCAGTGCGCAGCGCATCGCCTCGTACATCGCGGCGTTGCCGTCCATCTCGGCGATTTTCCCGGCGAGCGCCGCGCCGAGCTGGATGTGGAGCATCGCCGGGATGACGCCCTCGACGATGAACGTCTCGCCGAAGAAGTCGAAGGTGTCGCGCTCGTCGTCCGGGTCGAACTCGCGGACGGCGGCGCCGAACGTACCGAGGTTAGCCATGGTGCATCTCCTGCGGCGGCGCTGGCGGCGAAAGCGGGACCGGGCGCCGCCAGAGGCCCGGTCCCGCCGTTCGTGGCTATCAGCCCTGCGACAACGGCCCAGTGGTCCACCGCTTGTAGGGGGTGGTCATCACGGCCGGGTCGGGAAGCTCGACGTTGAACTCGACCGGCAGGCCCGCCTTGGTGTCATAGCCGGCGCGGGCGTACTCGACGCTGCCGACGTTGAACACCTGCGGCCACACGATGATCTCGTCGTCGAGCAGGGCCTGGAACGCGAGCATCACCCGCACCTCGGAGCCGACCAGCGGCGGCACGTAGGCGGACAGCTTCGTGGCGCCGGTGCCGGTGACCGTGTTCGTGCCGCCGTTCATGGCGAGCTTCCAGTTCAGGTCGCTGATGTGGGACATGTTGAACGCGACCCGGCCCGTCTTGCCGGTGGTGACCGTGCGCACCGGATACAGCGACTCGGCCACGGTGATGTCGCTGGTCGAGGTCGACTCGGTGTAGGTGATGCCGCTGTCGGTGGCGCCGGGGTTGACCCAGCTCGTCCACACCGGCGTCGCGACCACTTTGCTGGCGGCGGCGGTGATCGTCGGGATGGTCGTCAGCAAAGGCGCGTAGTAGATCTTGCCGGGGCCCGACTCGATCTGGGTGCTGTCTACGGTATTGATGGCCATCGACTATCAGCCCTTCTGCTCGGTCTTAGCCGCGGCAGTGCGGCTGGTGGCGGTGTCGTCCTCGAACGGCTCGCCGAGGATCTCGGCGTGGATCCGCCGGGCTTCCTTCGTGCCATCGGCGACGACGAGGTCTTCCCAGCCGTTGGCCTTGACCGCGTCGGCCTCGACGTACTGGCCCCGGGTGTACGCGAGCACGCCGCCAGCCGGGATGTTCTCTTTCGCTACGAATCTCGTGGTCACAGTTCCTCCGGACTGGGTCATGCGGGATAGGCCGTCAACGCGACATGCGTGAGATACCGGGGTCGTGCGGTCTGGTCGTCGGGCGACCACAGCGGGGCGAGCGTGACGCCGACGCCGACCACGCGGCCGGCGTCCACCGCCGTGCCGGTCATGTCGTAGATCGCGGCGACGACGGTGCGGATCAGGGTGTTGGCCTGCTGCTGGGTGCCGCCCCACGCGCTGATCTGGAACTCGGCGGTCGCCTCCCACGGCCACGGCTGCGACCCGCCGAGATTGGTCACCTGTAGACACACCAGGTCCGACTGGAGCTCAGTGCTCACCCGGCCGCCGTGCAGCGGCGAAAGGCTGGCGTGCGAGGTCAGGAAGTCGACTAATTCCTGGTCCATGTCCGGCAGCAGCGCATATGGCATGGACATCCCCCCGGCGTACGATGCGTTAGGGACCGCCGCGTAACCGACGTAGAGCCGTCGGCGTGGCCCGTTGGTTGACAACCTCGTTTGCTACGCGCGTCCTAGTCGAACGCGCAGCGGCGGTCCCGCCTCAGTAGGCGTCGAGCATCGCCAGATTCACCGCAGGCATGACCTCGATGTCGTCGCCGTGCCGCGCGGCGGCATGCTTGGTGACCCAGCTGACCCGCTTGCGACAGCGCTTGCAGACGAAATCGGGCCCGCCGTCGCTGGCCGGTCCGCCGCCCGGTTCGAACACGTCGTAGTGATCGTTCAGCCAGGTGATGAAGTTCTCCGGCGTCATCGTCATGGGCCCCTCCGTTAGCTCACCGTCGTGGCCATGCGGCGCAGGAACGCCCGCACGTGGTGCGGCTGCCCGCGCCGGAACGAGCGCATGATCTCGCCGTCCACTTCGTACGTGTCGCCGTCGAACACGACCCGGTCCGTGGCCTCGAGGTCCAGGTCCGGGCCGCCGAAGATCTTCCCCCGGGTGATCGTCTTCGCCTCGTCGCCGACGACTTCGGTCACTGACTGCGCCGACCAGTGCACGAGGTAGCCCGTCGAGGTGGCGGCTGCCCAGTTCCTCGTCGAGTTGCCGTACGAGGTCGAGACGAGCGGTGCGCGCTGCACGGTGATCGGGTCGTACAAGATCATGCGACAGCCCTCCCGGCTGGCCGATCGGTCAGACCTACTCGCCGATCATTCGGGTACCGCAGTCATGATCACGTGTAGTGTTGCGTGTATCGCTTACAGTGGCAGACATGACTGAACCCAGCCGCCGCCGCATGCCCTTCTCCGACTCGCCGCCCAAACCCACCTCGTGGTGGAAGACCGTCCCCGGTCAGCTGTTCCTCGTCGTCGTCCTCTTCGCCGCGATCTTCATCCTGCTCGGCCTGCTCGGCATCGTCGGCCCCCACTCCTACTGAGGCTCGGCGGCGGCTCGGCGGCGGCCCGGCCGCCGCCGCCGAGGGCGGTCTCGATCGACATCAGCTGAACGTGATCGTCGCGGTCGCCGTCCACGTCTGGCCGCTGGCCTTGGTGCCCTGCGCGATGCCGGCCTTGTGGTTGAGCAATGGTGCTGTCACCGTGTTGCCTGAGGCGGTGCCCAAGTCGATGCCGAACTCGTTCCAGGCGAAGTTCCCGTCGGCGGTGCCGAACGTCGCCGACCACGCCAGCGTGCGGGTGCCGAGCGAGCCTGCACCGGAGACCAACTGGAACCAGCGGTTCGCCGAGCCGGCCACCGCGTTCAGGTCGGTGTCGGCGTATGTCTCAGCGGTGTTCGAATTGCCGGCTCCGATGCGGGTATGGGTGGCGTCGTACGCCTGCGTCGCGCCCTGGTTGGTGAGCAGGTTCATCAGTCGGGTCCAGCCGACGTTCGTGATGAGATTTCCGACGACCTCGCTGGTCCGGTACGGCTGGACCTTCAGCTTCCGGAACGCCGCGTCGGTGGGTGCGGCCAAACCGCTGCGGCGCTGCACCCACGCGGTGGCGTCCTGGTCCCAGCGGTCGACGACCCAGACGGTGTGCGCCCGCGGGGACTCGGCCAGGTGGGTGATAACACCGACCCCGATGTCGTCGGACGCGCGAGCGGCTTCGTTGCTCATCAACTCTCCTAGCCCCGGTAGGTGATCCCCGAGTAGGGGCGGGTCGTGGTGCCGCTGGTTGGCCGCGTCGTGGTGCCGGATCCGGGACGGGTTGTCGTACCCGTAGATGGCCGTGTCGTCGTGCCGGATGTGGGACGGTGCAGGATTGCGCAGATCCGGTCGAACGCCGTTCCGCTGTCGGCCAGTGCGATGTTCGAGGACGTCTGCTGCGATGCCGTGACACTGTCCGCCGCGGCGCCCGCGTCGGTCAGATTGATGACGCGGATGATGCTTAGCGCGTCGGCTGCCGTGGCGGCTTCGGCCAGCGCCAGCGAGACGAGCGCGCCGAGTTGATCGGCTCCGCCGCCGGTCTCAGTCAGGGAAATGGCCGCGGTGATGCTGCGGCTTTCGGCGGCGCTGCCGGTGTCGGCCAGTGCGACCGCGATGGTCAGGGTCAGCGCTTCGGACGCCGAGCCTGTTTCGGTGACCGCGATCGGTACGCCGGCGGCCAATGTTTCGGACGCGCTGCCGGTGTCGGAGACCGGCACGGTGGCCGCGGCGGCCACGGTATCCGCCGCGCTGCCGGCGTCCGCGAGCGGCGTAACGACGGTCTCGGCGAGCGCCTCGACGGCGGTGCCGGAATCCGCCAGCGGCACGGCGGCGGTGACCGCGAGCGCATCGGAGCCGGCGCCGGACTCGGTGAGGGCGATACCGAATCCGACCAGGGCCGCATCCGACCCCGAGCCCGAGTCCGCCACGGCGACCGTGGCGGCGATCCCGGCGGCGTCGGAGCCTGAGCCGGCATCTGCGAGCGGTGCGGTGGCGGAGGCAGCGATCGCCTCGGAGCCCGCACCCGAATCGGCAACCGGGACGATTGCAGTGGCCGCGATGCTGTCGGTTCCCGCGCCAGCATCGGCGAGCGATATCGGCGTCCCGCCGGTCGCGGGCAGGATCTCCACCGCGACGATGGCCTGGTTGTTGGCCGCGCCGTTGGTGAATCCGATGACCGTCGCGCCGGGGGTGCCGGTCAGGCTGGTCGCCCGGAATGCGGCCAACTTGTGGCCGTCCGTGCCGTCGTTCTCTGACTGCCAGGCGGTGGTGATGCCGTTCGCGGTCAGCGCACCAGAGCCGGTCGAGTCGACCAGGCCAGCGCAGGCCAGTGATCCGGCGGTGGTGGTGGTGATGGAGATGGTGTAGGCGGTGGTGCTGTTGACGACCGTGAATCCGCCGAGGCAGGTCGCGGCCGGTTGCGCCCCGGTGAGGACCTTGACGCAGAGCGAAATTCCCGCACCGTCGGAGCCCGTAAGGGTGGCAGTGACCGTCCGGGCGGCTGGGCTGGCGCCCGCGTCCATCACCCAGATCTCGGTAACGCCAGCGAAGTTGTTGGTGTTAGCCCGTTTGAGCAATGTCCAGGTAGAGCCGAGGGAGTCGGTGACCGGGACGGTCTGCACGGCGGTCCCACCGCCTCCGCAGGCGATCGCGATGAGCAGCGAGTTCGCGACCGGGGTGAAGCTTGCCGTGGTGGCGGTGGTAGAGATGCCGGTGGCGAGGACCGGGGCGGGCGCGGAGCCGTGTTCGGTGATGCCGCCCGCGGCCGCGGCGGCGGGGCGTAGGAGCCGGGTGCCGAGCCGCGCCCGTAGTGGCCGCTGCCGGGTAGGTGCGCGTCGGGGGAAGGGCACGGCCTACCTCCCGATGTTCGGCGCAACCACCCCGTGCGTCATTGATGGACGTCTATTGATCAACACTCCAGTACACGTCTGCCAGTTGGGCGGCCCCGTTGATCGCTATCAGCCCGAGACCGTTGGCCGTCCCCGACGGCAGTAGCAGGCCACGCCCGCCGAAGGTGAAGATCACACCGGAGCCCTGCGTCGCACCGATGGTGGCCCGCCTGACCTCGGCACCGAGGCCAGGGAGGACGGTGTGGGCCTGCACGGCGGAGACTTTCGCCGTCAGGCTTGTCGCGCCCTCCTCATAGGTCCACGCGCCCGCCGCGGCGCCCTGCGTACCGGCCGAGGTCAGGCGGGCCAGGGAGATCTGGAACAAGACGGCAGCGGTGTTGGTGATGCCGACCTCCACCAGCCACACGTCGCCGGTACCCAGCGAGTAGATCGATGTTGTCGGCAGGGTGGCCGACCCGACGCCGGTGGTGCGGTAGGCGTTGGCGATGCGTGCCACAGGTCAGCCTCCCCTAGAAGAACTGCGACGGATTGATGTGCTGCGAATACGGGCCATACAGATGGAACTGCTCCGACGGGCGGGGGGAGCGGATCAGGATCTCGGGTACGGCCTGGCCCGGCGGCTGCGAGCGCAACGCGATGTAGAGCAACGCCTTGAAGTTCGCGGTCAGGCTCAGGGTGGCCGTCATCGGTCCCACCGTCCCCGCGGTCGCCTTCTCCCCGGTTGCCATGGCGAACCCGCCGCCGAGCCCTGCGGTGGCCCAGTTGTCCATCCGTTCGGTGACGTTGGCCAGGGTGGCGTCGGCCCAGCCGGTCGCCCCGGCGGTGGAGGCGACGTCCTGCCCGGTGGCAAACGCGGCCATGATCAGCCGGTCCGCCCCGGTGGTGGTGCCACCCGGGATGGACACGGTCGTATCGGCGACCAGCTCGGTGTTGCCGACGGCGATGTCCCACGGGTTCCCGGCCGTCGACACGTCCCGGATGACGATCATCTGGGCGTTCATGTGGTTCCCGGCGTCGGCGATCGTCGGTGCCGCCTCCCCGACCGTCAGCCGCCGCCACAGGCAGGTCAGCTTGGTGGGGGTGCCAGTCGCCACGTTCGCGCCGGCCGCCACCGCCCAGTTGGTGGGCGGGGTCACCACGTCGGTGCTCTCGCACTCCACGAACGTGAACGCGCAGTCGTCGGCCACCGCGGTGTACCCGACCGGGTAGGCGGGAGTGACCGCGCCGATGCCCGCGATCGCGGTGCCGACCCCCACCACCGTCGGCAGCGCCACCGGTCACACCTCGGGCTGCGGGTCGGGGGACAACCCGACGCCGGTCACGTTGGCAATGTCGTCCGACCCGATGACCTTCTCGTAGGTGGTGTTCGGGCCGACGTACTGGCTGGTGGTGGACCCGCCGATCGTCCAGTTCGCGGTCGCCCCCCGGGTTCCCGCCGGGGTGGTCACCAGGTAGGACGCGATCGCGCCGCTGTTCGGGTCCTGCCGGGCGTAGACCTTGAATGCGCCGTCCTCCGCCTCCAGCACCCCGATCACGTCCGCCGGGGAGTACGCCACCTCGGCCAGCACGGCGTGCACGCCGATGTCGGGGGTGGCGTCGCCGCTGTACCCGACCCGCAGCTTCAGCCCGTCCATCCGCGCCTGGGTGATCTGATAGAAGGAGTCAGTGCCGCGGTGCATCCTGCTCAGCCAGCGCAGGGTGGTCGCGTCGAGACCGTGCGCGGCGGCGAACTGGCCCACCTCGGAGACCATGGTGCCGCCGGAGTCGACGGACTTGACGCTCAGCGTCGCCACGGCGGTCGACGCCGCGCAGGCCGCCGCGTACCAGCGCACCGCGCGCAGCACATTGTTCGGGGCGGCGGTGAACGTGGCCATCGGAATCTCGCAGTAGTCGCCGGCCGCGGCGGTGACCTGCAACAGGCCGGTGCCGACGCCGGACCCGACGGACGGGGGGATCTCGTTCAGCGCGGACCGGGTCGTCGCCGCGGACCACGTGGACAGGGTGCCGGCGGGACCGCCGGTGAACGTCTTGAAGTTCGTGGACGTGCCCACGATCGTCGGGGTGTCCGCCTGGTCCGGTCCGACCGCGACGATCCGGGTGTCCCCGATCGGGTAGCTGCCCCACAGCTTCGACACGACCGGGTCGTCGATGCGCACCGTCGCCGTCTTCGCCGTCGACCAGCCCAGCCGGAACAGCGTCGGATCCGCGAGACTGGTGCCGGCGCCGACCGCCTGGGTCTGCGGCACCGGCGGTGTCGCGTCCGAGGTGGACGAGTTGTAGTCGATCCGCCAGTCGACCAGGTGGTTCGTGAAGCGGGGGTCCCAGCGGAAATCGATGCTGATCCACGTGTCCGCGGCCACCGTCGCATCGGACAGCACCTCGGTGCCGGTGCCGACCTTCACCCCGATCTTCTGGCTGGCCGACCGGTACCAGACGGTCATGCCGTTCGCCAGCGACCCCGCCTCGCACGAGGCCAGCTCCACGTCGGCGCCCGGCAGGGGCGTCGGGAGGTACACGTTCAGATAGCCCACGAGCGGGAAGAACTGGGTCGGCTGAATGGTGCCCATCACGTCCGGGCCGACACATCCCCAGGTCAGATACTCCGCCGCCGCGACGCTGGACAGCTCCGCGCAGTACGCCCCCGACCGGGGGTTGGTCGTCACGACCGCCGGGGAGCCGACCACCGTGTCGAACGGCGCCGTGCCGAGATACGTCGTCGAACCGGCGGTGATGCCCGTGGCGGTGCCGAACTCGAACCCGGTCATCGCGGCGATGTCCGGGGCGGACCGCGCGCCGTCGGCGAACAGCACCACCATGCCCGCGTACGCCGCCGACGACGGGGAGATCGACGCCGTCGACTCCAGTGACCCCACCAGCAGCGACGGGGCCACCGCCACGGCCATCGTGAACGCCCGGGTCGAACCCACCCGGGACACCTGCGCGACCTCGGCGAAACCATTCGTGTACCCCGACAGCACCGGAATCGTGGTGTCCGCCGAGGTCGCCGCCCACACTGCGAACGCCAGGTTGTCGAAGCACGGCGTCGGGTCGGTTGGGCCGGTCGTCCGGGATGCCACCGCCGACTCCGTGCCGGACACCAGGTTGCCGGTGTTGACCAGGCCGTACTGCGCCGTGTACAGCCCGGGGTTGATGGGGAAGCCGCTGCCCAGCAGGTCGGCGCCGTACCGGTCCAGGCCGGTCCCCGTCACCTCGAACACCGCCCACACCACGTCCCGGGCGTTACCCGACGCTTCGTCCTTGCGCGTGGTCAGCGTCCACGTGTCCTCACCGGACGTGTTGCGCTTGACGAAGATGTACGGCTTGTTGGCCGTCGCCCCCGCCGGGTCGCCGCCGGACGCCTGATAGAAGCCGGTCGGCACGTCCAGGTCCCAGGCGAACACGCCGTCCGCGCCGAGGATGGTCGCGCACAGCACCACCATCGACCCCGCCGTCGTCGGGGTCGGCAGGGTCGCGTTCCCGGTGGCCCCAGAGAAGCTGCCGGTGTTGGACTGGAGGATGTTGTCGACGGACAGCGACACCGGCTCTCCTTCGGACATGCGCAAGCCCCGACCTAGTCGGGGCCGGGGCTTGCAGTTCGGATCAGGCGGCGACGGTGCCGCGGTAGCCCGCGGCGATCTCGGCCGCCGATTTCGTCAACTGAATCCCGCCGCCGGTCGTGGCGTAGCGGATGGCATAGTCGTCGATGGTTTCGCTGATGACGGCGCCGACCGGCGTCTCGTAGGCCTGCGCGGCCGTCTCCAGCACCGCGCCCTTCACGTCGTCGGGGACCGTGGTGTAGCCGTGCGTCAGGTCGACCTCGACGAGATCCGGCGGGAACGCGGCCCAGGTGCCGAACCCGGCCTGCCGGTACAGGGCGTTCTTCACCAGCGTCCAGCCGGTGATGGTCACGCCGTTCAGCCGCACCGCCGACACCGCGGTCACCGGCCGAAACGGCAACTCCAGGCAGAGGCCCGGGCCGCCCTTCGTCGAATAGGTGGCGGTTGTCGCCACGAACCATGTGTCGGCCGCGTTGCTGAACGCACCCGACGCGATCGTCAGCACCAGCGTCGCGGTCGAGGTGTCGACGTCTTGCTGCAGGTAGGAGGCCAGTTCACTCGGGGTCGCGTACAGCGCCATCGGACCCCCTCAGTGCCTTGACCACTGCCACGTCCAGGCCGCGGTCGTGATCGGCCCATCGGTGATAGGCGGCCTCGTCGCGGTGGAACTGCTCGGCCCGGTTGACCCGCGCATACCCGACATCCCAGTCCGCCTTGCCGGCCAGCGGATGGCAGTGCTCGACGACCACGTGCGGCAGGTAACGCAGACAGCCGACCCGGCTAGCGAGGTCCATCACCGAGTTGTCGCAGTACATGTGCTCCACCGGCGCCGGCACCATCCGGCCCAACGTCCGCACGATGTCCGACGTCATGGCCCACTCGGTGCACAGCCGCTCGCCCTGCAGCAGGTCGTTGCCGTACACGACCCCGGTCCCCAACTTGCGTAGCGCCTCCAGGTACAGGCCGGCCCAGCCGGTCGTACGCGGGAGGTGGTCGTCGCCCATGAATGCGAGGGCGAAGTGTCCCTGCTCGGCGAGCAGCACGGCCGCGGCATTGAGCTTCGGCACCATCGGCTGCCACGGCCCGCATCCCATCAGGTTGACGGGCCGGTCGCGGCCGGCGAGCCGATCCAGGGCGGCCCGGTATCCGGGCAGCCGCGGATCGTCGGCGTCCACGGCGAAGATCAGGCCGGCCGACTCCTGGAACGCCCCGGTGGCGTTCCAGGCGGCGGCGACCCGCTCGAGTGAATCCGGGCGGCCCCGCGACGGGACGATGACCAGCAGGTCAGCCATGAGGTGTCACGCCGCGATGCCCGCTCTGTAGCCGGCGTTCCAGGTCGCCATGGCAGCTTCGGCCAAAATGGCCAGCCGTTTGAACGGGTGACCAGCGGCATGGAAGACCATCAACTGGTACTCCAACACCTCAGTCTGCGGCAGTTGCGCGACGACGCAGTCCGCGCACGTGCTCACGAAGGTGGAATCCATCTACGGCTTCCGGACGAACAGCGTGTCGGCGAAGTGGGCCTCATGCTCCCAGCGGATGGCCGGGATGAACCCCACCTTGCCCAGCGCCTCCACCGCGTCCGGCCAGAACGCGGCGTACATCTCCCGAGACAACTCCTGCGTCTCCACGACCAGCAGGTCGACCCCGCCCAGGTCCGCGCTGGCCAACGCTTCCAACTCGGTGCCCTGCGTGTCGACGACCAGCACGTTGGCGACATGCTCGGCCTGAACGTCCCGCAACGGCCGGACCGCCACCTCGACCTCGCCGACCGTGGGCATGCCGGCGTCCGCCTTCAACCCGCTGAACACGCTGTCGATGGCGCGGTGCAGCGTCGCCGAACCGGGCTGCTCACCGACCGCGCATTCCACCACCGCGCAATCGGGGAAATCGGTGCGCAGGAACGTGGCGTTGTCCGGATCCGGCTCGACCAGGGTGATCTGTTCGAAGCCGCACTTGCGGTACACCGGGACCTCTTCGCCGCGGTGCGCGCCGACGTGCAGCACCGACTTGGCCGGGATGTCGAGCTCGGCCAGCGCCTCCGGCAGCAGATCGAACGTCCACGCCTGCTCCCGGGTCATGGCCACCCGCTTCAGCCCGGAAATGTCGGGTCGCCGTTCCAGCAGCGCCAGGGCCGCCCGCTCCCGGACGTAGAAGTCCTCGGATACCCAGATCGGCTTCAGGTGGGTGGTCTTCACCCGCGTGTCGATGAACACCGGGATGTCCAGGGCGCCGGCTCGGACGCAGAACGACAGGTCCTCGGAGAACAGTTGCTTCGTGCTCGGGTTCGGCACCCGGTCGTACCAGGTTCCGAACTCGTCCCGGATCTTCTCCAACGCGCCGCGGTGGATCAGGATGCACGCCGAGCCGGTGGCATGGCACTGCGTCACCGTGTCGCGTGGGTAGTCCCAGCGCACCGCATAGCCGGACTGGCCCTCCACGGTGATCCAGTCATAGATCACCGGCGTCGGCTGGACGCGTCGGCCACCCATGCCATCGGACTCGAGCTCCTGCTGCGAGAAGCACAGCGCGCCGACGATCGGCCGCTCCACTGGATCCGCAGCCTCGAGCAGCCGCTCGAGCGCATCCTCGGGGAAGCCCATGTCGGTGTCGATCCAGAAGAGCCAGTCGGCGTCCGGATAGTCGGTCAGGAAGTCGTAGACGGCCTGGTTCCGTGCTTCGATCAGGCCACCGGTGCCGTAGCGCAGGGCCAGGAATCCGCCGCGGCCGTCGCCGAGCCGGTGATGCGCCTGGGCGTCGTAGCCGATCAACTGCACCATCGAGCGATGCCAGGAGTAGGCGACCTCGTCGCCGCACACGTAGGCCAGGACAACGGCGTCGACCGGGCCGGTTTCCTCGGGGTCGGTGCTACCACGCGTCGGCGGTGGCACGTCGGCGGCATCAGCGCCACCGCGGTACGCCCGGCGCATCACCGGCGCACGTTCCGCTTCTCGCCGGGCGCGGCGGTCGCCTGCTCTACCGGCGGATCGTCGTAGCCGGCCGGCTCGGCGCTGTACCGCATCCCATACCGGGGGTCGGTCGAGAACAGGGTCGGGGCAGCTTTCACCACCGGGTCATCCGCTGCCCAGTGCTCACCCTTGCGCACCAGGACGACACCGCATTCCGCCGTCGGGATCTGCGCGGTATCCACCGCGTACACCACGTCCATCGTTTACCTCCAGGTAGGCGGGAACCCCGGACACCTGGATCCGGGGTTCCCTTCCCTCGCTGATCGACGAGGGCGTTCGTTCTACTCGTAGCCGAGATCAGCGAGTTGCTTGTTCAGCTCGGCGATCCGGTCGTCGGCCGCCTTGATGTCCTCGTTCAGCGCCTTCACCGCGGCCTCGTCGGTGGCCTGCAACGCCTCACGGTTCATCTGCGCCGTCTGCCGCTCGGCTACCAGCTGCTGCACGGCGGGATCACCGGACTCGGCGGCCCGGGCCAGCGTGCCGGCCTTGGCCGGCTTCGGCTCGTCGGCCTTCCTGGGTTCGGGAGCCTTCGGGGATTCGGTAACGGGCACGATCACTCCTAACTCGAGACGAGCAGACGGAAGGCCAGGTCGTTGGCGCTCGAGGCACCGATCCGGCTGTACGCGAACCAGCCTCTTTGGCCGGTCGGCATGCCGTACGCGGAGCCGGCGGTGGCCTGCTGAAAAATCTGCGGGATCAGCTCGACCGACATGCCGCCGCGGCGGGCGATGACGTAGTTGGAGAAGTCGCCGGCGATGGCGTAGCCCTCGGTCGCGGTGGTGACCGTGGTGGTGGTCGGCATGTACGGCGACTCGTAGACCGGCCGCTGGAACAGTTCCTCGACCGCACCCTGCGGCAGGTTGACGGTGTAGGCGTGGTACACGTTGGCCGCGCCGAGTTGCCGGATCGCGTTGTTCACGGCGACGTTCATCAGCCACGACGCGTTGCGGCGGTTGCGCTGCGGGACGGCCTGCCACACGTTGTACGGGTCGTTGACGGTGATGCCCGGGTTGGTCGCCACCTTGATCCGCACGTTGGTGTTCGCCGACAGCTGGGTGAGGATGCCGCGCGGCTCGCCGGTCCCGCTGCCGCGGGTGAACTTGTCCACCAGCAACTCGTCGTAGCCGGACGCCAGCAGGCCCGACATCTCGGATGCGAAGCCGGGATAGTCCTGGCCCACCTCGATGCTGAACGGGATGAAGCCGCGGGCCGTGAACACGCTGACGATCGGCTGCGCCAGGGTCGGCGAGTCGTCGCTGACCGCCGCCGCCTCCGCATCGAACGACCAGGTGACGCCTGCAGACGAGACGCCCTTCCACACGTTGGTGTTGACGTCGACCGACCGGGCGATCTGCAGGAACGGGTTCCCGCTGCCCTGCGCCGTCATGATGATGCTGGGGTCGATGAACACCGGGATGCCGTATCCACCCGCCGCCGACGTGCCTTCGGACGCCGCCCGGTATTCGTTGTAGGCGCGGACCGCCTGCCGCTCGTCGTCGGACAGGAAGCTGGCCGCGTTGGGCTGCGTGACGAGCTTCATCCACGCCTCGCGGTAGTGCTCGTTCTCGGTCACCAGGATCCGGCGGGCGATGTCCGTGGATGTGCGGATCTGCCGCTCGACCTGGTCCTTCTCGTCGGAGCGCAGGTGCGCCGAGGAGTTGCGGTCGTCCAGGGCGCGCAGTGCCCGGTCCCGGGCCTCGGCGTTGGTCATCCGGCGGACGTCGCCGTACGCGTCGTCGTTGCCGTACTTGATGTTCGCCAGGGCGCGCTGGACGGACGCCGGCTTGCGCCGGAAGATCTCCTGCACCGCGCGGTGCTCGTCGATCTTCTTGATGGCGATGTCGCGCAGCTTCAGGCCGTAGTCGAAGGCCTTCTGCTCTTCCGGGGTCTTCTCGCGAAGCTCGCCCTCGTCGGTCTGGTGGATCGAGCGCAGGTGCGCGTCGAGGACCTCGACGTACGCGCTGAGTTCGTCGGGGGTCTTGCCGCGCAGCTCGTCGGGGGTGCTGTCAGTGAGGGCGGCGGGATCCTTGTCCCGCAGCTCCTCGAGGATGTCAGTCACAGGATTACGCCTCTCAGGCGCAGCGCATCGTGGTCGACGCGGGAACGGATGGATACGGGTGGCCGCTCGCCGTTCCCTGGCTGCGTGCCGGCTTCCTCCGCCGCGGCGCTCCGCGCGCCGTCGGCGGAGAGGTCTGGGATGTCCGCGGCGAGCCGTAGTTCGGCTGCGAGCTCGCGGATCAGGGCGCGGTGTTCGTCCGGGTCGAGTTGGGCGAGCATCGACCGGACGGACACGCTGGTCGCGTCGTAGGCGGGGAACACGACCGGGCCGATCTCGGCGGTGTCCGTGTCGTAGATTTCCCGCAGGTCGACGTCGCCGGATCGGGTCGACCACTTGTCGCCGCCGTCGGGGACCGCGAACCTGAACGACATGCCCTTGATGGACTTGCCGACGATGGCCTGCCGGACCGGTTCGATCACCGGGTTGTCGTACAGCTTCGCCCGCACGTACAGGCCGGTGTCGTCCTCGCGGATGTCCTCGATCGCGGCGATCGGCACCGCGCCGACCCGGGGATCACGGCCGTGCTCGAACTGCATCACCGGAGTACGGGACTCTAGGGAGCGGGTGAACGCGCCCGGCATGATGATCTCGTCGAAGTCGCCGTGCAGGTCCCGGATCCGGGCCGGGGTATTGAACACCGCGGCGTGGCCTTCCAGGGTGCGGCCGTCGCTGCCGGACGCGCGCGCCTCGAAGTTGAAGGCGCGCAGGCACAGGCCGAGATCCGGGCGGGAATTCTCGCTCACGGTGATTCCGAACTTCTTGGCCGCTCGGCGAATCGCCGGCATGGCCTTGGCGCCGAACGGGGACTGCGGCGCGCGGGCGAGCGCGTTCCGCACGTGGGCGGCGTCGTGGATCGGGAAGTGCCGCAGCGACCGCGGCGTGGTCTTGCCAGTGGCGTCCTTCTTGCCGCCGGGTTCGATATAGGCGAAGGCGGAGTCGGGGAGGTCGTTGATCGATGCCGCGGACATTGCTGCGCGGTCATCCACGAGCGTCGTCATTTATTGACCTCCCGCTGGTAGCGCCTTCTTCGGCGGTGTCGCCGGAACAGCCGGCGGGGTAGCGCCGGGGCCGCCGGGCTGGAGCTGGACGGACAGCCAGCCGGGGATCTGCTTGAGGACCTTGGGATCGCCGGACACGACGTAGGCGACCGCCGATTCGTAGGTGAAGCCGTCCTTGACGAGTCCGCCGATCGTCTGGGCGTTGACCTGGAGGATCTCGGCGGCGTCCTTGGCGTCCTCGCGCAGGATCGGCATGTCCGCCGTGTCGAACCACAACTCGGCGTCTTCGTCGCCGGTGCGCGGGTTCCGCGGCCGGGTCAGGATCGACTCCAGTGATGCGGACACGTCCTGCAGCGACGGGTAGATCCACGAGTCGGCGAAGATGCGCCGGGCCATGCCGAAGTTCCCGGCGTTCAGCGACGATCCGGCGAGGCCTTCGGAGATGCCGAGCAGCGGCGCGGGGACCCGGCCGAGCATCGCGATGCGGGTCTCACCCGCGCCCTGGGTCGCCTTGAAGTCCAGCTGCTTCAGGTCGGAGCCGACGACGTGGGCGTCGGCGCCCGCGGTCAGGTACAGCGTCCGGTAGGCGTTCGCGACGCCGGCGTGCTTCGACTCGAGCATCCCGACGATTTCCTCGAACTGCTCCTTCGACGCCGCCGTGATGCCCTTGACCACCATGTTCGGGGTGGCGCCGTTGGTGAAGAACTTCAGCTTGTGCTCGGTCGCGGCCCGGTCGCCCTGAATGTCGGCCAGCGCCGCGGTCACCCACGACTGGCCCATGCCGGGGCACTCCGGGTCGGGGATCGGCGACCAGTGCGCGAACTCGCCCGGCAGCAGCGTGTTCATCTGGCCGCGGCCGCCGTTGATCCCGCCGTTCTGGTACACCAAGCCCAGCAGCTCACCGTCGAACGCGGTCGCCGCGATCTCGTCCGGGTCCTGGTCCGAGCCGAACACGAACCCGCACCAGTCCGGGCGCAACACCCGCAGCCGGTCCGGGCGGCGTGCCACGACCGCGTTGCCGGTCAGCCCGGAATGCCACTCCATCGTCGCCAGCAGGTCGCCGGTGGTGCCGTTCGGCCACGGCCGTTCCAGCAGCGACAGCTCGCGGTTGCCGAACAGCCGTCGCGGGGTCGCCGACGACGGCAGGTTCCGCCACGTGAACCGGGCCTGAGATAGCACCAGCGCCCGCACCATCTGCGCCGCGAATGCCGGCGGGCACATCCGCAGCGCCGCGGCATAGCCGGGCAGCGTCGCGGCGATCTGCTTGATCTTCTGCCCGGTCATCGTCTGGTTCAGGCCGAGCGGATACGTGGTGCCGTTGTAGTTGAACTGCGACGGGATCAGGTACTCGGAGATCCACTGGTCGGCGCTGTACCGCTTCTCGTCCTTGCTGCCGGCGATGCGCTCGAGCAGGCCCAAGATTCAGCCCGCCTTCACGTCTTGCCGGCACCGAGTGGTTTACGGCCTTCCTGCCAGCCCAGCCTCACGGCACGACCGCACCAGCACAGGCCCGGCCAGGCCGCAGCGGATGCCAGCCAGCCGATCGCGTACAGGGTCGCGGCGATGACGGTGGCGACGGTGCGCAGCGTCTTCGCGAGCAGCCAGCCGGTCGCGTACAGCACCCAGCCCAGGCCGGCGGCGAACAGGCGGCCGGCGTCACGCCACTGCTCCCGGGCGTCCGGACTGGTCGATAGGACGGCCATGCGTATTTCCCTCCTATCGCCAGGACGCGAAGAACGGCTGCGTCTCTTCGACCTCGAGATTCGCGGCCAGCCAGACGGCCATGACCGTCGCCACGGCGAGGTCGATCTTGCGCGGGCTCGACTTGTGCTCCTTGTAGATCCGCCAGCCGCGGGAGTCGACCTTCAGCACGGCGTTGCCGATGTGCCGGGCCAGGCCCGCATCACCGGAGTGGGTCAGCGCCCGGTCGACGGCCAGCTCATAGAACCGCTGCGTCGCCGGTGACATGCGCTGCGGGACCTGCGGGAACCGGACGATCGGCAGCCCCTCGGCCTCGAGCTCGTCGGCGGCGTCCAGCCATAGGTACTCGTCCCAGGCGATGCCTTTGACGTCCCAGCGTTTGCACGCGTCCCGGACTGTGTCCTTGACCTCGGTCCGCGGGACTTCCCAGTCGTGGGCGTCGCGTGGCTTCTCCCACAACCCGACCACGTCGACGTGCGGGACGTCCTCGAGCGACACCACGCTGATCGCGGTCGCGTCGCCGGATCTCGAGCCGTCGAAGCCGAGGATCACCGGCGCCCGATCGGGGATGACCCGCGTCGAGTCCGTGCAGTCCTGCCACACGCCGGCCGGCAGGAATGTCTCCGTCGACGTCACCCACTGGTTGCAGCGCTTGGTCCGAAATTCGTTCTCCGGCGTCCGCAGCACCGACGATGCGAAGTCTTCCGGGTCGATGAAGTCGCCGTACCCGGGGTTGGCCTCGCGCCACGTGTTCGGGTCGCGGTGATCTGCGGTCGGGTCTCGCGGCTCCCACCACGCCATGAAGAACGCCGGATCGTCAACCTCGCCGGATGCGACCCGCTTGCCGTACTCGTACAGGCTGTAGCAGAGCGAATCGGCGCCGGACGCGTCGTACCGCACGCCAGCCGTCGTGATGCCCACCATCAGCGGGTCGACCCGGGCGCCGGACGCAAGCGCCATGACGTCCCACAACTCCCGGTCGGGCTGCACGTGGACCTCGTCGAACACGACCAGCGTCGGGTTCAGGCCCTCCTTGGTGTATGCCTCGGCCGAGAGCACCTTGTAGACCGACCCGGTCCTGGTGAACTCGATCGCATCCCGGTACAGCTTCAGCCGCTCGGACAGCTGCGGATCCATCTCAACCATGCGCCGGGCGGTGCCGAACACGATCCGGGCCTGCTCGCGGTCGCCAGCGCAGGAGTACACCTCACCGCCGAACGGACCGAGCACCAAACCGGCCAGGCCGAGACCAGCACCGCTGGTCGACTTGACGTTCTTGCGCGCCATCCCGATGAGAGCCTGCCGGTGTCGGTAACGCTTGAGGGATGTGCGGGCCAGCAGGTGCCCGAAGAGACTCTTCGTCCACGGCCGCATCTTGATCAGCGAGCCGGCCGGAGCGGCGAACGAATCCTTCGTGACCCGGCAACACGCTTCGATGAAGCCGCAGTAGTCGGTGCCGTCGCCACGCTCGACGTCCGCGGCCGGGACCGGGGTAAGCCACCGCGGCGGCCACGACTCAACCGCGACCGGCGCGGCGTTCGATGAGTTCGTCGAGGGCGGAGACACGCCTCACCTCCGCCACACCGAGCCGCGACCGGGCGGTCGGGTTGAAGCCGAGCATCGACAGTGCCTCGTCGAGGCGTTTGCCGAGTGACACCAGCGCGGTCGCGTCCTTCGGATCCGTGGTGGCGCGGTACCGGCGGCGGGCGGCGGCGACGTCGTCTGCGGCGCGGCACGCCTCCTCGGCGGCCTGAGCGTCGGTCTTCGGGGAAATCCAGGTGATGCCGTCCTGCCAGATCCGGCGCCACAGGTCTTTGCCGGCCTGGTCGAGGTCTGCAGGGAAGTCGGGCATGCCCTCGGCTTGCGGCAGTTGCACGATCTCGGCAATTGCGGGCAGGGCGCGACCATCCGCCTTCTTGGTGCCGTTAGCTCGGCCAACCCGACGGTGATGTTCGATGGGTGCGGGAGGGCGACCACCAGGCATGTCTGTCACTCCCGGTAATCACAATGGATGGTGCAGAAAACGGACACTACTAGGGGTAATGGTGAGTTTCATGCAGGTGTGCGTGCGGTTGGTCTCGGGGTCCTGTGACCTGCCAAGATCGACGTGGCGACCCCTCCCCCCTACTCACCGTGACACTCGACCATCCGACTGGATGTCACGCAGAGTCACGCGAGCAGGGTTGATGGCGCGGAGTCACCGAGTCCAGCACGGTTGCAATGCGAATGGCATATGCGATCACCACGGGATGTGCGGTCGGTGCGCAGTGGTGTGCTGTGGTCCAGGTCCAGCGCTTGGCCATGCAGCATCAGCTCACCGCAGCGTGGGCACGGCTTGTCGTAGGCGAAGGGCAGCAGAGCTTCACGCCTGGCCACGTGCTCGGCGTCGTAGCCGCGCTGGTGTCGGTTGCCGCGGGCTGCGTCCCTAAGCCGGTGACATTCGCTGGCACAGGTGTCGCAGCGGGAGTCGGTGCGGGTGGTGAGCCTGCCGCAGGTCCGACCACCCACGCCAAGGCAGGGCCGCATCGGCATGGGCTACCTGATCCACTCCATGGTGATCCAGTGGTGCGGGTCGTACTCCAGGTCGAGCAGGCTGAGTTGCCAGTCAAACCAGTCTCGCCACTCAGGCGCGTCATCCATCAGCTTTGAGACGGTCTTCTGCAGTTCCCATCGTTCCGTCTCACGCCGCTGCTCCCGATGCATGGCTCAGCCCAGGTGTAGGCCGGGCAGGGTGACCAGCGCTAGGCCGATGGCGATGAGTGCGACGGCCCAGGCGCGTTGGATGCCGGCGAGGATGGCGGCGCAGGCGAAGGCGATGAGCGCAAGCAGGACGAGGAGCATCGAACCTCCCCGGATACGACGAAAGCCCCGGCTGGTATGCCAGGGCTGAGGGCATGGCGGATCGTCCACCACGTGACCACAGCGAGCGTAACAAACGATCACACTGCGGGCACGTCTTGGCTGCGTGTCGCACGTTCGCGGATGTCGCCGAACAGGTAGACCGGGGCGCCGTCGATCTCGCCGTGAGCGGTGATCAGGCCGCGTTGTCCCCACATCACGATGGTCTTCGCCCACCGTCGCCGGTCGTATCTGCCGATGCCGTGGAGCATGAGCAGCAGGGCGGCCTCGGACGCGGTCATCAGGTAGCCGGGCAGCGCATCCCACAGCTTCCGCCGCGACGTCTCCACGTCCCACCGTAGCCGGCATTCGGCGTTGGGGCAGGTGACGGTGGTGGCGCCCTTGTACGCGTACAGGTACGCCTGGCATTCGCAGCGCCCGACAATCTCTTCGTCGGGTGGCCGGTCCACGATCCGCTGAATGACCGAGCCGGCGGCCTTGAGTTGGTCGAACGCTTCGGCAGCAAACCGCTGCTGGCGCATCCAACTGAGCTGCTCGAGCAGATACCGGGCGGCGACGGCGGCCGGGTGTCCGCCGGGCCGCACATCGGGCACGAGGATGCCACGGTCGTCTTCAACGGTGCGCGCCCACGTGGTGACGTGGTTGAACGCGACGGCGGCGCGTGCGGACGCGTTCAGGTCGACGGGCAGCGGTTCGGGGCGTAGCGCGTTGCGTTCGGGTTGCTCGCGGGATGCGGCCCACGCGAACGTCTCAGGGCGCGTCTGCGGGGTTGGAAGGTCCGGGGTGTGGTCCGGGTATGGGTCGGCGGCTCTACGGCCGCCACGGGACGCGTAGCGGGCCAGCCGGGCCACGTTGGTCTCGACCTCGGCCGCCAAGTCGACGACGTGGCGCAGGTATCGGGCGGTCTCGTCGCAGCATCGCCGACAGCAATAGCCGTCGGTCGGATCACCGCAGATGTCGCACGTTGGCTGGTTCATGAGCGCTCCGAGAGATCGCGCATCCACACGGCTGCGTTGAGTTCGGCCACGGTCGGCGGTGTCAGGTTGACGGCGATCCCGGTCGGATGGTCCCGGAACCAGGCGTCGATCTTGCGCCAGCGCAGCCAGTCGGCGAAGGCGCGTGCGCCGAGCACCAGGTTGTAGCCCCAGATCACGGCGTCGACGATCAGCCAGAACGTCAGATCGCTCATCACAGGTCGTCGCCCATCCGGAGTTCCCGCTCGCTCTCGGCTGCGTATTCGAGGTCCGCGATCCGCTGCTCCAGTGCGGCGATACGTCCCTTATCCGGGCGGGCCACGGCGAGCTGGTCGGCGGCGATAACGACCACCCGGTAGCCACCCTCTCTGGCTTTCTCCTGCAAAGCGGCGTTGAACTGGTCGAGTTCGTGGACGGATACGCCCCGGTCGAGTCGGATGACGAGGGTGTCGCCGGGGTGGACGACGAGCCCTTCATGGATCGGGATGTCGGTCATACGTCCATCGGCTCCCATTCGGTCAGGGTCACGGTGCGGCGATGCAGATGCGGACCCTCTTCCCACGCGACGTGCCCTCCCATCACCGTGATGAAGCGGCGAGCAGCCGACTCCGGATCGCCAAGGTGCGGATTCCGCATCGGGGACCATGTGAACTCGTACGGCCCTCCGTCTATGCGCGCGGTGACGCGCCATTCCTCGTACGTCGTCATCAGCTCACCAGCCGTTCAATGAGCGCCCACACGCCGGCCGCGGGCATTGCCGCCAGTGCGAGCGCGGTGATGGCGCAGCCGCCTTTGCGGCCGTTGCCGTAGTCGGCGGCGCGGTGGGTTTTCGGGATTTTCCCTGCGCCTTGCCGGTATCGGCGCAGGTCCCGACGCCCTTCACCGGTCATCGGCGGTTCTTCTTAGGTGGCGAGGTCGGTCGTTGCCACAGGTTCCTGCAGTTGAGATCCCAACGGATGGCGTGGGCGATCCGGCACCGGATGCAGCGGCAGCCGCACCAGCGGGTGGGCCAGGCGGAGAGGTGCATGTAGCAGCGGACCGGGTCGTCGCAGTGTGGCCACCATGGCTTCATCGGATTCCCTCCGGTCGGGTTTCCCAGGCGGCGATGACCTTCTCCAGGCGCTCCGACGCGGTCGCCAGGTCGCATAAGGTCTCGCTCATCTGATGCAGCAGGCGGGTGATCTCGCGCTGTTGGCTGGTCACGGCGACCGCCAGCGCGGTCGGTATCCGCGAGTCGGCGATCGAGTTCTCGCCGAGCAGCAGCGACGTGCTTGTACCCAGTGCTGCGGCGATTTCCACGAGTGCGGCCGATGGCACGCCTTGCCGCCCGGTCTCGATGTTGGCGATGCTGGTTCGGCTCATGTGGGACGCGGACGCGAGTTGCTGTTGGGTGAGTCCCGCAGCCTTCCGCGCGGCGGCGACGGCAAGGCCGACCCGGGCTAACTCGTCACGGACCGGATGCGCAGTCATCGGGCCTCCTTCGGTGTGGCGGCGACTACCGCGTTCAGCCGCTGCTGCGTATCGGCGAGGTCCTTACCGACCGGGCCGGTGGTCTTGCGGTACGCGATCCCGGGCACCGCCCGTCGAGGACATCACCGAGAGTTCGGCCGTCTGCGGCTCGCAGCTCCGGGCGGAATCGGCATGTGGGTACGAACTGCGTCTGTTCCATCGCCAGATTCCGTTCGCGTCGAGGTGCATGCCGCCGTCCTTGGTGATCGTGGCGGGATCGATGCACCGGCCGCCGCGCCGGTGCGCGTCGAAGCCGGACACCCCGCCGAACGTGCGATGGCACGATTCCGACCCGCAGTGCGCCTGTGACGGTGCGGGGTGGATGCATTGCGGGGTGCAGGTCATCGGGTTCTCCTGGATTCGGCGTAGTCCACGGAACGGTCGGACCACTTGGGTGCCGTCTTCGCGGCGGATGAGCACGTTGCGGGGGCCGCCGCCGGGTCCCCAGCGGATGAGCACCACGACGGGGCGGCTGCGTTCGAGGTAGGTCCGGCCGATCACTGCGGCACTTCCGTGTCGAGTAGGCCGGTGCGGTAGGCGATCGCTACGGCGTGGGCGCGGCCGGTCGCTTCGAGTGCGGCGTACATCGCCGAGTTGTGCAGCCGGACGGTGTGGTGGCTGATGTGCAGCCGTTCGCCGATCTGGTGGTCGTTGTGACCGTCGGCGATGAGCCGCAGGATCTCGAGTTGCCGGCGCGTGACGTGGGGCGTGGCCGGCCGTGCGAGTGCGATCGGGTCGTAGGTCGACTTCACGCGGTCACCTCGCGCCGGTTGCGGGATTTCCAGACGCGGACGCACCAGCCGCACAGGTCGGTGCCGTCCGGGTCGACGGTGTCTATGCACTGCCGCCAGTGGCCTTGCCGTTCGAGTTGTGGCCGAGCGCGCATGCGGTGTGGACAGGTCTCGATCAGGTGGTCGCAGTAGATGCCGAACCACGCGGGGACGGCGCTCATCGGGTCACCTCGGGCCAGCCGGTGCCGGTGGGGCGTGCGCCGGGATGCCGCTTCGGCATCAACGCCACGTCAAAGCCGAACACGGCGGCGGTCGCGATGAGCGCTTCGGTGTGGAAGCCGTAGCGGCCGCTCTCCCGGTCGTAGATGGTTCCGCGGTCGGCGTAGACCCGGCGGCCGAGTTCGGTCACGCCGATGCCGTGGGCCAGGCGCAGGTGGCGGAAGACCGCACCGACGTGCCGGCGGCCGAGTAGGACGATCACGGGGTCTCCTGGTCGGCGAGTTGTTCGGATCGGCACAGCGCGCAGTTGTGCGCGGGCTGGCCACGGTGCTCGCGGCAGCGGGGGGTTGCGCGTTCACGAGCGGCGGCGGCGGCGTCCCAGCGGTCCCGGGCCCGGCGAGCATCGGCGCATCGGCCGCAGTCCGGTGGGTTGGGGTTGTCGAGGTGTTCGGGGCATTGGGGGGGCGGCCGTTCGCGCGCGCGTGCGTGAGTTGAGCTCCTAGAACTACCCCCCCTTAAAGACACAGACTCAGACACAGACACAGAGCCGTTGGGACTCCCCCGGGAGTCCCGGTCCTGTCCCCACCTGTGTCCCGTGGGGACAGATTGTGGATTGACCTGCTGGTCCGTGTTTCCTCGTCCTTCCTCGCGTTGTCGCCGCTTCTTTTCCCGTTCATGTCTTCTGTCGTCCTCGATGCGCTCTCGTGTCAGGTTCCTTTCCCCCCACTGGTGGAATTGGAAGCCGCCGCGGACTCGTCGCCACAACCTGCGACGCACCAGCTCTCCTGACGCCTCGTCTGGCACCTTGGACAGTCGGACGAGCGCGCCGTCTGGGACGAAGCCGTCGAGCAACTTCGCCGTCGAGTACGAGCCGGCCCGAGTCCACAGCGCTGTGGCTGCGTCGCTCAAGTCGATGGTCTTGGGGTGGTCGTAGAAGTCGGGGTCGACTTGGAACCTGATGGGCATACGCGCCTAGCCTCCGACCCGGTTCATCGGCTGCGGGCTGGCCTTCTTCTCCTCGGCGGCTTCCTGGTCGGCACGCTGACGCGGCTCGGCGTGCTCCTTGCACAACCGCAACTGCTCGCCGGTGGCGCGGACGGTGCGCACGCGGGTGGCGCTACGGGGCAGCGGAACGGTGACGCGGTTCTCGTGCAGATACACCACGCACTCATCGCATGCCACGCGCTTGCCGGTGTACTTCGTCCACGAGGGACGTGCGTCGCGTTCAGCCTGCGCGAGCGTCTTGGCGGCTTTGAGCACCGGCCGCGGCGGTTCGTCGAACAGCGGGATCGTCTCGATGGCCTCCATGTCGTTCCCCTTCTCGCCAGCGCGGCGGCGGTATTCGGCCTGTTCTGGCACGTCCGGCATGGCATGGCGTGGGTCGTCGGGCCGGCCGATCAGGTGGCAGGCGGCGCACACCCGGCGGCCGCGGTGGTCGGCTGGCAGGTTCGGGTCGGCGACGAACGGATGCGGCGCGCGGCTGGTCATCGCCGCCTCGCGCGGTACGGCTCAGGCATCGGAGATCACCGTCTTCCATTCGGCCTCGTCATCGGCGACAACCGCCGTCGCAGCCGCGAGCGCGAGGGTGGCGTGCGCCTGCGCGGCCGCGATGAATCGGTCGCGATCTGCGGCCTCCATCTCCTGGTCGAGCGCGGCCTGTCGAAGCAGCCGCTCGGCCTCGAGGTAGTGATCCGGGCCGGTCATGACGCCAACTCGGCGCGGGGCTAGGTCGCGTTCGGCGTCGGCGTGCTGGACGTGTCGGCGGGACGCCATCAGTTGCCCGGTGCGCATGGCGAGCGTGGCCTTGAGGTCTTCAACTTCGTCTGCGAGCTCGGCGAGTGATGCACGGACGCCGGACACCTCGGCCAGCGCCGCGTCGCGTTCCTGTTCGGCGCGGCGCAGCGCGGCCGCCGTGGACTCGCCACCCGGCAGGACGAACGCGACGGCGGTCACGGGTTCCGGACACGCGAGCAGCCGAGCCGTCACCATGGTCGAATCGCGAACGGCAGCGTCGACGTAGTCGTTCCAGTCGCGGCCGGTCCATTGCTCCGGCCCGTTGTGCGCGTCGACGAGCAACTCGGCGTCCGGGTCGAAGCGCGGATACTGTCCGCCCATCACGACCGCCCTGGGATCGTCGGCTCGGACGGCCACAGCGTCGACCGCAACTCCAGGCACAGGTTGACCAGTTCGGTGTTGCGGTCCTCCGGGTACAGCAGCGACTGCGCGGTGAGGGTGCGGTCGATGAGCCGGTTGGCGTGCCGCAGCCGGGCCTGCTGCTCGAGGTGGGTGGCTTCGTCGGTGTCGACGATGTCCGGGGGTGGCACGGTGTGCTCGACCACG